GGTAAGAAATACAGTCTCCTGTAATCATTATTTCGTAGCTGTGTTTTTGGGGCTCTACATCCTCATCTTTGCTACACCCAATTAAGCTAGCAAACACCGACGCCAGCCCTAGCACAAATACAATTTTACAAAAAGTTTTCATAACTTGCTTTTTAAAGATTAAAAATTATTTTTAAAAGGAATAAAAAACATCAAACCTGGTATATTATATCCATTTTCCTCCACACAGCTATAAGATGTTCAACACACGCACCTCTACTTTTTTGCCAGCCTTTAAGCATATAAATCGAGTCACACTTTAATAACTCCCGAACATCGTTTATCATATAACACCACCAATTTTTAAGACCTAAAAACGGATTAATATTGAAAGGGTTAACAATATCTTCAATATCGTAATTACCGTAATAATATAAATCAATTGCCGAATTATCAAACCTTTGTTTTGCCTCTTCAATTGGCAATACACTTATTGGACCACTAATGTAAATTTTACTCATAACTACCAAGATTTATCCCAGACCATCAGTCCAGTTTTTTTAAAAAACAACGATTTTTCACCGTCAAAAATTAACACTTCGCGTTTGAGCAATGATTCAATTATACTCATTACGTTTTTCCTTTCATAGTCATGACATCCTATGTTATCGACTAAAATGGTGATTTTTTCTGATCCCAAATTGTCTATTAGCTCTTTGATTTTTTTTGTTCTATTCATAGTTTTTATGTTAAAAAAACAGGATGAGAAACTCGACGTTTCGAGCCTCGCAATTGTGTTTTAAGTGATCAATTTCAATCCCTTATAGCGTCTCATCCTGCTGTTATAAAGATAGTTATTTTTACTCAATAACTTTGCCGTGCATAATGACAAAATACAATTTGCCTTTCTCTGCTCCCCATTCTGCATTTCCTTCTCTTATTTCGATTCCTTTATGCTGGAGTTTTAAAATGCGGCTTAAATCGGTTGATTTTGGATAACCTAAAGTCATTATATTTGTACCGAATTTTTTGTATTTAGAATCAAAATACCATAAACATTGATT